GTATGGAATAGTCTCCTTATATGAAGGAGATGGGTACAACGGAGGCACCAAAACAGATGGAAATGCTAGTGGAAACTCTATAACCGTAGCAAATTTAGGGGGTCCAAATTTTAATGTAAATATTAATCAAGATGGGGTGGTTGATGAGCAATTTAAAGTGGGCTTCACAACATCGGGTAACTTTATTGAGACTGCTATTAATACTGGAGAAACCAATACTACCTCTGAAATTATTAAAGGAAATATTATCTATGAGAATGCTGATGTTGCTGCCAACTCTCTCTCAGCGTTTGGTCTTTTAACGTCTAGTCTAGTTAATGCTACTGTTACTGATTCTACAAATAATACCTTTGCTATGACAACTCAGTGGTTAGATCCTACAAATATGACAGGTCTGGTTGATGGAGCCGGTACTGACACTCCTACAAACACCACTATTAATGTTGTAGGAGGTAGTAGATGGAATAAATTAATTGATGCTGCTGCCCAGGATATGGCGGGGGGAGATAATGGAACAGGTTCTGATGCGGTTAATAATACAGCGTTAATTGGAGATTCTACAGCTAATCCCAAGACGGGGATGCAGGCATTAGATGAAGATGAACTGAATATTGGAATCGCTTTAGTCCCAGGCTTCGCTAATCAGAATGTACAAAATGCATTAATTACTCTGGCTGAGGGTACTGAAAATTTCTTAGCACTCGTTTCCCCTCCCTATGCTATCGGGGGCGTTCAAGATGCTATTGATTGGAGTAATGGAAAGTCGGGTAGTACGGCAGGCGTGCGAACCGCAGCTATTAATAGTTCTTATGCAGCTATTTACTGGCCTTGGCTTAAAGTCTTTAGTGTGTTTGACGCGAAGGACAGGTGGTTGGATCCAACTATTTATGCTGCGCGACAAATGGCTTACACAGATACTGTAGCTGATAGTTGGTTTGCTCCTGCTGGGTATAGGCGAGGAAGATTAACCAAGCCTACCGAGGTTGAAGTGAAACTAAATCAAGGTGATAGGGACAGCATGTATAGTGGAGGAAACGTCCTCAATCCTATTGTAGGTTTCCCACAACAGGGAATTACAATTTGGGGTCAAAGAACTACTCAACGGTCTCCCACTGCGTTGGATAGAATTAATGTTCGGAGACTAATGATCTATATAAGGAAGATCATTCTTATTGCAACTCAACGATTTGTGTTCGAACCTAATGATGAATTTACTTGGTCACAAATTGAAGGTGTTCTTAATCCCTTCTTAGACGATATCCGTAGAAGGCGTGGGATAACAGAATTCCGTGTTGTTTGTGATGAGACAGTAAATACACCAGTACGAGTGGACAGAAATGAGCTTTGGACTAAGGTACTTATTAAGCCTACCAAAACTGCGGAAATCCTTATCTTTGAAATTAACCTAACTAATCAGTCCGCACAGTTAGGTAACTTATAGGAGTTTAACTTATGACAACCTCATATTACAAGAAAAAATATGATAGAGAATTTGTACCGGGCGAGGGTTTACCTATTATCTCTACTGAACTTGATTCAGTACGAGCATATCAATTTGAGATTCATTTTATTGGACTTCCTGATACTGTTACAAATCAGGTTGATTTAACTTTAGCAGCAAAGAAGGTTAATGGAGCCGAATTTACAGTAGAACCTCTTGCTGTGGATCGAGTAAATGATAGAGTTTTCTACCCAGGTAGACCAACCCCTGGTGATCTTACAGTAACTTTTGATAACCTATATCTAAGGCAAACTGCTAGTGATCTGTGGAGATATTTTACTAACATCTATAACCCAATAACAGGAGAAATGACTCCAACTGCTCAACCAGGAGGGGGCGCAGGCCGAACTTTTAAAGTAGATAAAGTAGAAGTTATTCAATTAGATAATACAATGACTCCTCATTCTACTATAGAACTCTATGGAGTGTGGCCTACAAAGTGGACAGCGGCTGAATTTAATTATTCTACTAATGATTTCCATTCGATAGATGTAACATTCAAGTACGATTTTATGTCACAATACAACTACTAAGTTGAAATTGAGGTAGTATTTACAATAGGCTCAGTCTAATATTAGACTGAGCCTTCTCTACATTTCCCCTATAATATTATATGGATTATTTTCATGAGTTATTAAATAGTTATAACCAGCTTAAAAAGAGATCTTTTAAGCTTAGATATATTAGTGAACAGGAAGATAATGGAGAATCTACTCAAGAGGATATGGATGCTCAAACTACTAAAGATGCAGAAGAAAAAGCATTAGAGGTTGTTAAGGCTGGTCTCACTCAGCAGCATGATCCAAGTAAACAAGTACAAGGTGGAGAACCTTATACTTATTTAGGGGCTAAGACTGGTAAGATTAATTTAGTTGGTGGTCCTGTAGGCGCAGGGTGGCCGATGCCCGTTGCAGATTCTAATGGAACTCCTGATGTAGGCTCCGAAGGATGGAAAAAATTAGTTAATTATTTTAAGGAAGGGGGAGATGAAAAAACTCTAGTTGCCGCTGAAAGAGGGGCAGCAGAAGCCCAACGCAAAGCGGAATTGGAAGGGAGAGTAGGGGGAGCTACGGAAGCACGGGTTAGGAAAGAGTTCGAAGAAACAGGGGCAATTGGAGATTGGGTCAGTTCAGGAGATCCAGAAGAAGACGAACAAAAAGTAAAGGAAGAAGTACAAAAACGTATTGGGGAGGGTGAAAAAAGAGAATATAGAAAACAGTTAGCATTAGTTGATACTTGGTGTCGTACTGCTGAAAAAGATGGAGAAGATTTCCCCGCTCACCATCCTTGTAACAAAAATTTTACTTATGTGGCAGGGGGAGCCAATACAAGTTTGGAATGGCAACTGGCTAATGGAAAGGTAGAATGCCTTGATCCTGTTACCCAAAAAAAGATAGGTGACAATTGTGAAGTACCTAAAGGACTAAGAGATGAGGTGGCTAGATCGGAAACACGGTTGCTTCAATTTCTCTTTCCTGAAAAAGAAGCAGCAAACTGTGAAGCAATTAGAGATCGCGTGGGAGTGCATGGAGATAGATTAGTACTATTTGGAGATAAAGATCCTGCACAATTAGATGAGCCACCCACAGTAGGGATCGTAATGAAACCCAATGCAATGCAACAACGGGCTCTTGACAATATTAAAGATCATTGTGATTGGGGGACTGCTAAAGATGCGGATGGTAAGGATGTCCCCATAACCATGATAGATATTTTAGAAAGAATAATCAGCAACGCTGGTTTAAATGCTATTAAGGGGGGTATATATGAATTAGTTCCACAGTTTCTTCTTAGAATACAGAAAGCAAAGCGATTAGAAGATGCGGGCAAGGAAACGGAAGCTAAAAAAGTTTACGCGGAGATTGTTGGTTGGTTTTCGCGTATTAAAAAAGAGAAGGTCGAGATGTTATCGGCGCTTGCTGAAAGGCTGGGGGCTGAAAGTATTGATGAGTATGTGGAAAGTAATCTCGCAGGCCGCGAGTTGGCGTTACTTGGGGATTCAAGAAGTTTTGCTGCGTATATAGCGAGAGAAGCCCAGTTCTTAGCGAGATGGATGGATACAATGCCTGGAATAAGAACTGTAGTACATATGGCATTGCATCCTCAACAGGGAGGAAGAGAAGATAACGGGTTTGTATTTGACGATAGTGACGAGGGGAAGGAGGAAGCACACACAGCAGCTAAGAGGTATGGTAGTTCAGCTAAACGGATGTCCATTGAGGAGATATTAAAAAATACTCCTGAAAGCGAGAGAGAGTTTACTGAAGAACAGTTGAAAGAGGAACTTCCTAAAGGGGCAACACATTGTTGGGTGATGGGATTTGGACAGAAAAGAAAAGATATAGAGAAAAATACTGTAAAGATAGGAGAATGTGGAACTCTGGCTAATCAAAGTGGAATGGTCAATGAGGATCCTAACGATGAGCATGTCCTAAAAAGCGTAAAGGCTGGATTTTTAAAGAAAGTTAATGACGTATTGTTTGGTAAGGTTGGTAAGAAGGGTGAATTAGAAATAGATGCAGCAGGGAGGGACAGACAAGAAAAACAACGGGCCTATGGCAGCGAGGTTTTAGCTAGTGTAGAGAGTGTAGATGCGTTGATGGATTCCGTGACATATGTTGATGCTGATGGCAATTTGCGGGTACAACAACCAGAACAGGTAGCTGAAATGTTATCAAGTGAGATCTTCGACGGTCTATCCTTCGAAGGAGTAACGGATTCATATTTAGGTAATCTTTTCTTTGATGATAGCGATCCTCCTGAGGCCAGGGCCTTAGACATCCCCGAAACTAGAGAAAGAATACATGAGGGGATACGACGAGCAGGTATGTGGTCTAGATATGCAGAAGATTATAGAGATCCAGCCCAACGAGAGACAGTAACTGATCTATTGATAAAAAATTTAATGGTTGATGGATTCAATTTGGATGCGATGTCACAACAAATGCAATATGATAATGGAGATCTGGCGATCTTTGCTCAAAACGAGGGGATGGAGAGGATTGTAGCGGCTAGAAATGCAGAACCATCAAGACTTAGAATAGAATTCAAGGGTACTACTGCCATATTCCATATTATGGAGGGTGGAGAAGTTAAAGGCGGGGAAATTGTGGGTGGGACAGAAGAAGGTGTAATGAAATTTTCTCAAGAAGGAACTTGGTCTGGTGATGCAGACGCGAAAGCAAGAGGAGAGAGGGAGAGACATACTAGATCAGTGACTACTGCAATGAAAAATTGTTGGTCTGGGAAGCGTAATTTAGCCCCCCCGAAGGAAGCTCCTAAAGCAGAGAATGCTGGGATATTCTATGAGTTTTTAAAGGGACAACAGAGCTTACTAGAAAAATTACTTACTCCATCCACAGAGCATCGTAGCTATCAAGTATAGATTCAAATAGATAAATATTATATCTAATAATAAATCCATCCTTCTTTTTAGATATTTGAATAGATTTATATTGATCACCAAACTGTACATGGTCTGGTACTATGGCTAGTGTAGGCTGTCTATCCTGTTTGAATATAACCATGGGAATCTTGTAACATTTTTTCGAATCTTTTTCACATTGGTTTATAAATCCCCAGAACTCGCTACTATAATTATATAAACTATATATGTTTTGATTATTGTATCCTTTTTTACATTCAATACAATATTTAAATTTTTCTGGAGTAATTAAATCTCCATATATTTTTAAATGTTCAGGTAATGAATGGGTTGTAGCAAAAGCTCCTGATCCTGGACTCCGACAAAATTCAGAGGTGTTGAACCTCTTATTAAACATTTTACATATCTGGCGCTCAAAGGTGCTGCCCTTGGTCCTACTGTTGATCTTCTTTTTTTCTTTTAGATTAGAAATATCGTAATTGTCTTCCATAAATTTGACCTCGCTCTATAATAGTAAAATGGAGAGTCCTCTTACAAATATAAAACTAGACATTGGTAGTTGGAAAATTAAAGTTAGAGAAAGAAGGAACAATCGTATGCGTATACAAGTTAATTTAAGTAAAGATGAAGCACTAGCTTATAAGAATTTTGCCGACCTGGTGAGACCTGAGGATGTAGCAGACTCAGATTTTATGAAGACCGTATTTCTAACGGGTATTGAAGCCATGAATAAAGAACTAGCAGAGCTAGTTAAAAAATATGCCTTAGAAAACAAGGAGGGTTTAGCTTCCTCAGGCATTACGGTCCTAGAGGATGCGGATGGTAAGGTCCAACTAGCTGACACAAGAGTTTTAGAACATGATTTATCAGGGGAAGGTAAAATAAAAGATAATGTTCTACATGATGATGCCATTAGAAAATATACAGAAAAAGATTAAAAATGTTTAAATTAGATTTTCTTACGAAAGAAAACGACCTAAACAAAGTAATCAAAAGGTTTAAGAGAGATTCTTACCCCGTAAGTGTCCTGTTTACATCCCTTTGGGATGAGTACTGTACCAGCCTTGTAAGTAAACTAGAGGAAAAATATAAGGACAGTAAAAAAGGTGAGACACTATATATCGTTGATAGTTTTCGGATGCCACACAGCTTTGTTATCTTTAAGACAACAAAAATACCTCATCTTATTCAATTGAGGTTGGACAAAACGCTGTCCCAGGACTATCTGCCTCATATTTTGAAAACTTTAAAACTTAGTTAAATTTATCTTTCTGCGTTTCTATATACGAATCAATCTTATTTTTATATTTTTTTTCCTTAGTGTATATAAGCTTTAAATTATTTACTATTATCGTAGTAAAATAATTGAACGCAGTACCTTTTCTAGGTTTAAAGTTTTTGATTGTCTTTAATACTAATGCGAAGCAATCTTGTTTAGCATCATCAGGATCTACCTTAAATTTAAATGATTCAATAATATTTGTTATCAGCAGATCAAATAAAGAAACAAGCTCTTCTTCGTGAGCTTTTGGATCCTGCTGGTATAACAAGATGAGCTTTTCAAATTCTTCGTTATTAATATAATAATTTTTCACAACATATAATAGTATGTTTGATTTAGAAACTTTGTATTCGGGTCATAAAGTAAGTTCGGACAACCCTTTATGTGAGGGTTGCACAATTCTCAGTAAAAATAAACCATGTCATTCACACATGGATTATGAGAACTTACAAGAAAGTCCCGCGCTGTTCTTATCTGATTCTTTTCGTTACCGTTTTGGGAAGGTTAGCCCCTTCTCTGACAAGGAATTGGATCTCATTAAAGATGCGTACCATGAACCTTTCGTTTGTGCTGCCTCTGTTAAGTGCCCCTCTGTTAAAGAGGGAGACATGTCTCCAGATAATATGAAGCTATGTAGGGCACACCTAGAAGCTACGGTTGACAGGGTAAAGCCTACTTTGATCTTCCCTTGTGGCAATCTAGCGATGAAGATGCTAATCAAGAAGAGTGGTATCTTAGATAAGAGAGGTAAATCTTTTGAGTTTACAACACAGGCAGGACATACAGCGAAGGTTGTTCCTATCTATCATCCTTACT